AAGTACTCATCATAGCTGCGAGGAATGTATGATATATTCATAGTACTTAGGCACGACTTTACATGTTGGGTTTCCACGTTGTAAACATCGCGGCCGTGCTCAGCGATGTTCCGTTCGAATGTCTCGATGTTTTCTTTGAGAGCTTCTTCGTGGACTAATCCGACTTTTGTCCAATTGAACAATTCGTTCAATGGTTGGCGATCCAATGGTGCCCAGGTTATGTCTGAATACTCTGGGTCTGTTAAGAAGCGTCGTTTCAAATACATGAAATCTTTCAAGCTCACAAACGGAAGCAGATTTCCATCTTTGGAGGACATAGTGTACTCAAGGCCCCAGTGAGCCATAACCACACTGATGTTATGCATGTTAAAGAACAGCCGTTCTGGATGCGTTTGTCCTCCATCGTCATCTCCGAAGTAAGTCTCCGTCACGTGATCGTTGTAATCGTTCATGTCTGGGAAGTTTTCTTCTTTGGCATCGTTGTGGATTAGGTAAGGTGTTATGTTGGTCGGGTTTCTGCAGTGCATCCAAATGTGCACGTACGCAGCACGCATAATGCAAGCATTAACGTAGGAGTTCTCCACTGTAGTCATAAGTGATCCAGATTTGTTACCATGCAAAGTCTGATACATGACCCACAATTCATAAGCAGAGTTATAGAATATGTGGGTGGTCTGCATCATTCCTGCGAAAAGAGCTCGACGAACATCATAAAATTCGTCGTCATAAAAACGTTGGATCAAATAGACCAAGTGTTTAACCCACTGGTTGCTGACATTACCGTCATAGTTTCCCTGGTCTCCACATCGCATGTTCTCTGTGCCCCAACGACACAGTCGTTCCTTCAGTCCATGCCATTCTGGTCCCTCTGGGTTGATTCCAAGAGCACACGAGTTTTCGTTGTGTGCGGCCATTACGGTGGAAACAAAATCTCCACAGTATTTTCGTGTCAAGTATGTTTGAGCAGCTGGAGCGATAACGAATGCTCGTTGTTTGCCTTTTGCTACTTTCTCATTCAAGACACGAGCGTCTTTCTTGCAATCTTGCCAGATAAACACTGGTTGTTTTCCTTCGAGAAGCAAAGCTTCAGCTTCCTCGATATCAGCTCGTAGTGCATCGCTAGTGATCACTCCTTGCTCGAAATCCATGAAATCGAGCTTTCCTTTACGTTTCGCGTTTAAATTGTGAGGATAACCGATCGATGAATCTGGGTTCAGTCCTCTCAAATATTGGAAATTTTCATTCCCACTCACAATTTCTTTCTCAGTTTGAAGCTGAGGTTTGCGAAATTTATAGCGTTCAAGCACTTGGAGCCAACGTCGATTCACGTCAGCTGCAACCATAGTTTCAGTTCCTATGTCAATAGGCATCACAAAACCACCATACTTCTCACACTGTTTCTTGCAAGGATCTGGAATCCCCAGTCGTCTTACTTCTTTGCGGGTTAGTGTTGGTCGTGTCGTGGCTGGATAGATTTTATCATACGTAGGTAATTCTTCATACGCAGATTTGTCCATACTGCCTGGTGATAGCTCTTTAGGTAGAGCGCCGATTGGAATCATATGTTTGTGTGGCGACGAAGGAAAAATCTCTGACAACTCAATACCATTTTCGTGTAAATCCTTGATGGTCTCGTGTTGTAGCTGTTTGACTACAGTTTGATCTGGTAGAGGTACAGCTCTGTCATAGAATCCGTTTCGTGCTACGAGTTTTTCTTGAATCGAATTGAGGGCCGTGGTCAAGTTTTCGTATGTTACGATAGTGCCAAGTCCAAGCGTGAAGTCTGTTCCGGTGTGGAGTCCCATGATTTTCCGAGGAGACCGATTGTTAAAAGCAACAATCGGAGAACCCGAAGCACCATTAAAGGCCGAGTAATTGTACTTTAATCCGGTACAATACACGTCTTTGAATCCCACCTTAGAGACCTCACACATAGAAGAAGCAGTCTCGATGCATCCGTCATCTTGTTTGGTCAATCGCACGTTAGCTATGAGAAACTTGTCTCCCATAATAACGGCATCTTGTTCAGTCACGTATTGTTTAAGAATGTCCTTGAATGCGGGAATTTCAGTTCCGAAGTCGTAAACGGCAAGATCTTTAGTGGGATGGCACCAGGCACGATTGGGATCAAATGTGTGCCAAGTGTAAGTCCAAACTGGTCCCAATTTTCTATAGAGCACTATAGGTGTGGAAGAAGCTCTTAAGGCCTCGAGAGTATGTTTTGCAATAACAATTGCTCCATCTCTCAAGCCTAATCCACAGCCTCCTGTATAGTCTGCTCTAGTCAGTTGTTCTGGCACTTCGAGTTTCTTCATACTACCAACGCGAACTAAGTTAGGTACTACTTTGTGGTTTAGGACTGCATCTGCATTTCTATCTCTAAATTGTTTTTCCACTGTGTAGTCGCTTACTGCGAACACGCCGACATCATTCTGATACAACATAGATTTGGCTATGTTTCTTTTACGGTCGAAAGTGCCTTCGTACATTTGGGATTCAGCTCTGAAAAGGTTTGTTCCGTCAGCCATAGTCGCAAGGTGCTTCGCTTCTACTCTAGGAGCAGTGGGCAAAGTTTCCTTGTTCTTGTAATACGCATGTTTTACGAGAGAGTCGATTTCGTGTTCGTATTTCAGTTTGGTTTCAGCTTCAGTGTCGGATTTCATCAACCACATGCCAAGCGCAAGTCCACCCATCATAGCGATTGCTTGTACTATAGGAGACTTAACAAGTTGCATAATGGTTGATTGGATGGTTTCGGCCATTTTGTCAGCAATAGATTTGATTCTGTCTGCTACCTTACCTAATTGAGTGACCATGAATTTGTAACCCTTGGAATGTGTGTAAGTACTTTCGACCTGCTTTTCTGTTCCTAAATATGGGAGTAGGCCAGCAAGACGCAAAACTGTGCTTATTGGTTGTCCATAAAAGTAGGTTTCAAAAGAGAACTTAATCTCTTCAGAGTCCACTTCTGGATTCCAGAACAGCAGTACGTCGTTTGCCTTCAGCTCATACTCAAAGTAATTAATTG